GACATGGGTGACGAAGCTGAAGAAGAAGGCGAGGAAGAAGAGGAAGTTGAAATGCCAATGGAATCTGAAGAAGAGATCGCTGAAGAAACAGAAGAAGAGCAAGTTGACGAAGCAGTATCATTAAAGCCAGTTAAGGCTGATAACGCTGATCACGCTACTAACAAAACATCACCAGTTGCGGCTGATGGTGGCAAGAAAGAAAAGTTAGCAGACGCTCATCCAGCTAAGACAGAACAAGAGACAGGCAGACCAGCTCCAAAGGCAAAAGAATTGCCACACGGAACTACAGAGCCAGATCTTAAAAAAGTTTAATTTAGGAATCTACTTAAATGGCAATGCACCTTAAGGAACACTTGAACTATAATGCGGCGAACATCGTCGTTGAAGGTTCAGAGTCAGGCAAAGACCTTTACATGAAAGGTATTTGTATCCAGGGTGGTGTAAAAAACGCCAATGAGCGAGTATATCCAGTGAAAGAGATTGAGACAGCAGTTAAAACGCTCAATGAACAGATCACTGGTGGTTACTCAGTTTTAGGTGAAGTAGATCACCCAGATGACTTAAAAATTAACCTAGACCGAGTGAGCCATATGATCACAGAAATGTGGATGGATGGCCCAAACGGCTATGGTAAGTTAAAGATTTTACCAACACCAATGGGTAAACTAGTGGAAACTATGTTGACCTCTGGTGTTAAATTAGGAGTTTCAAGCCGAGGAAGCGGTAACGTTTCTGAAAGCGACGGACAAGTCAGTGATTTTGAAATTATCACTGTCGATGTAGTGTCACAACCTAGTGCTCCAAACGCTTATCCAACAGCAATTTATGAAGGGCTCATGAATATGAACCACGGTCATAAGGTGTTGGACATGGCCAAAGAGGCTAACGGTGACGCCAAAGTGCAGAGATACTTGAAGAGTGAAGTTATGCGACTCATCAAGGATCTCAAATTATAGGAGAATGGCATGCTAGATGTTATTAAACCATTGCTCGATAGCGACTTAGTTAATGAGGATACACGCAACGAAATCAACGAAGCGTGGGAATCTAAGTTAAATGAAGTTCGCGATCAAGTTCGTGCAGAAATCCGCGAGGAATTCGCACAGAAGTATGAACACGACAAAACAACAATGGTTGAAGCAATCGATCGCATGGTAACAGAAAGTCTTGAAACTGAGATGGCTGAAATGAAAGAAGAAAAAGCCAAATTAGCAGAAGATCGTGTTAACCAAGTTAACAAAATGAAAGAATCAGCAGAAAAATTTAATAACTTCATGGTTACTAAGTTAGCTGAAGAAATCAAAGATCTTCGTGAAGACCGTAAACAACATGGTGCTACAATGGAAAAATTGGAAAACTTTGTTGTTGCTCAATTAGCAGAAGAAATCAAAGAATTTGCTCAAGATAAACAGGACGTTGTAGAGACTAAAGTTAAACTTGTTGCAGAGGCTCGTGAGAAACTGGAAGAACTTAAAACTAAGTTCGTTACAGAATCAAGCGAGAAGATGTCAACTGCTGTTGCCAAGCACTTGAAAGCTGAACTTTCTCAATTACAGGAAGATATCAAGATTGCTCGTGAGAACAGTTTTGGTAGAAAGATCTTCGAAACATTTGCTAGTGAATTCGCAGGCACTCATTTAAATGAGAATGCTGAGATCCGCAAGTTGATGGCTACAATCGAAGAGAAGAACCAGCAATTAGAGGAATCAACCAAGGCACTCGACGAAACCAAAGCGTTGGTCGAAGCCAAAGAAAAAGATATTCGCATTATCAACGAAACTAACGAGCGTAACGCTAAGTTAGACGAGTTGCTTGAAACGTTGAATGACGAGAAAGCAGAAGTGATGCGTAATTTATTAGAAGGCGTTCAAACTAAGAAATTAGAGAATGCTTTTAACAAGTATCTCCCAGCGGTGCTTAACGAGAATGTAGTGAAGTCTAAGAAAGCGACACTTACAGAATCAGTTAAGGAAGTTACTGGGGATAAACCTGCGCCAGTTGAAGCAAAAGAAGATGACTCACAAGTTATCGACTTACGCAAATTGGCCGGACTATAAGTAAAGACATTAGGAGAAAGATATGTCACAAGAACTACTTGAAAGCCGTTGGGGTGAAACTAAAGAAGCATTATTAGAAGGCCTCCAAGGTAATAAAAGAAACGCAATGGGTGTTGTTTTAGAAAACACCAAGAAGCACTTGATGGAGACATCAGCGGCTGGCACAACAACAGCTGGTAACGTAGCAACACTTAACCGTGTTATCCTACCTGTTATCAGACGTGTGATGCCAACAGTTATCGCTAACGAAATCGTTGGTGTTCAACCAATGACTGGCCCAGTTGGTCAAATCCACACATTAAGAGTGCGTTATGCAGAAACAAACAATGCTACTGGCACTGCTAACGATGTAACAGCAGGCGACGAAGCATTATCACCATTCAAGATTGCTACTGCTTATTCAGGTGACGGCACTGCCGGCGAAGCTGATGTAACAGCGGCTAAAGAAGGAACAGGCGGTCGTAAGATCTCAGTTCAAATCTTGAAACAGGCTGTTGAAGCAAAAACACGTAAATTACAAGCACGTTGGACATTTGAAGCGGCTCAAGATGCACAAGCTATGCACGGCATCGACGTAGAAGCAGAGATCATGGCGGCTTTAGCACAAGAAATTACTGCTGAAATCGATCAAGAGATCTTAGCATCTTTACGTTCATTAGCGGCTACAGAGTTTACATACAACCAATCTACAGTATCAGGCACAGCGACATTCGTTGGTGACGAGCATGCGGCACTTGCTGTTTTAATTAACAGAACTGCTAACTTGATCGCTCAAAGAACACGTCGTGGCGCAGGTAACTGGGCTGTTGTATCTCCAGCGGCATTAACAGTATTACAATCTGCTACAACTTCAGCGTTCGCAAGATCAACTGAAGGCACATTTGAAGCACCAACAAACACTAAATTCGTTGGCACATTAAACGGTGCTATGAAAGTTTATGTTGACTCATATGCTTCAGACACAACAGCAGTATTAGTTGGTTACAAAGGCTCAAGCGAATCAGATGCGGCGGCGTTCTATTGCCCATACGTTCCATTAATGAGCTCAGGTGTTGTTTTAGATCCAGCAACATTTGAACCAGTAGTATCATTCTTAACACGTTATGGCTACGTAGAATTAACAAACACAGCATCATCATTTGGTAATGCTGGTGACTACGTTGGCGAAATTGCAGTATCTAACTTATCATTCTCATAAGTTGATACAGCATACGCTGTTAACATTAAAAGAGGACTTTTTAAGTCCTCTTTTTTTGACTCAAGTTTTTATAAATACTAGTGTTAGCACATGGGGTGCTTTCTTATGCTGTTTAACCATATCAGCGTAGCGGATAGAACCCGCATTGGACTTCTTTATAGGAGAAATATAAAATGGGTAGACCAATAGACAAATACTTTTTAGGTGCAACCGGTGGTTCACCAGCAACAATTCCAGTTCGTGCAGATATCAGTGGCACAGACTTTGAAGGTTACATCGTTAACCAGAAAGGTTCTAAGACATTCACAGTATCAAACGACGGAAACACACTGCAAGGTGAGTGTGTGTTAGTTAACAAGATTACAGGTCACGCGGCAGGCGAAATGTCTATCGTTGGCTTGACAACTGGCGGTGAAGCGAAAGCAATCCAAAAAATCACTGCTCATAAAGCAGTTGACTATGATGGCGTTGTTTATTCATGGGCTGTTGCAGATGACTCATCTGAATCATTATTGATCTTAACAGCACTATAATTGTTAAAATTGTAAGGTCCAAATCCCTTCTGATAATTAATGTTAGAAGGGATTTTTTATGACAGTAGCATTCGTATTAGGTAACGGCAAAAGTAGGTTAGAGATAGACCCACAACAGGATCTACACGGCCGTGGCACAATCTATGGGTGTAATGCAATCTATAGAGATTTCATGCCACAAGTTCTTGTGTCAACAGACAAGCCAATATCGGATCAAATACAACTTGAGGGAATACCCGAACGTGTTAAGCATTGGACACGTAGACCATTGCCGGAATCAAAGTCACACAAGATAGAAAGACCATACTATGGTATGAGCTCAGGTCCTGTTGCTATAAGCCGGGCGGCCTTAGATGGACATACACACATTTACTTTTTAGGATTTGATCTAGGATCTCCTGATGGACTTCTCAATAACATATACGGTGGAACAGAGTTCTATAAGGCCAACACCGACAAGGCAACCTATGCAGGTAATTGGGTCTATCAGATAGATCAGATAGCAGAGTTACATAGAAAATCAATATTCTTTCGAGTCCTTGGCAAGGAATCCACACCGATCAAGTTTAAAAATAAATGGAAAAATGTTGAAACCATAACAATGGAGCAGTTTAAGAAAGTGATAAATAAGTTGAGTTAATAGGACAAGCACATGGCAACAGTAAAAAGAACATCAGGTGATTACAACATATACACATACGATGCCTCTGGAACAGTAGACGGCAACGTGGGCATCACCACACATACGGTTACCATCACGGGTAACTTAAATGTCACAGGCACGCAGAC